TGAGGTGTTTGGTAGCTTTTAAGTACCTGTAAACGTTTTGTTGATCAGAACCAATAATTAAAATATCTTCAATACCAAAACTTTGTAAAATTGAAATAGGGTAATAAATTAGAGGTTTATCATACACCGGTAACAATGGTTTTGAGCAACCTAAAGTTAGCGGTGAAAGTCTGGTTCCTTTTCCACCAGCAAGAACTATTCCTTTTCTCTTTTTATTTCTTGACATCTTCGTGCTTGCTTTTTGAGGCTTTTTTCTATATCTTCTTTCATTAATTTATCACTGTTTATAAGGATGTCTAATGAAATAAGTTTTAGTTCCTTTTGAACTTTCTTCAGTCTAATATGAACTCCACGAGAGTCAAGCATTTGTCTTTGAGGATCAGCATAATAGACCATATCATTAATATCCTCAACAACACTATCTAATAATTCTATAACTTTATAAGAAAACATTACTCAGATAATAAACTAAATAAATCACATTGCACTGCTTGATTAGGTAAATAGCATTTCCAGTTAACTGCATTGTAAAACCTTTCAATAGGAGCAAAGATCAGTTTTTCATAAATTTTATCATAATCAGCTTTAAAGAATGCATCAAATTCTTCAGGCCATTCATACTTGTATGCTATTGAATCAATATTATACCTGTTTGGTTTCTTAACATAAAAGAATCTAACTTTATCCCCCGATCCTATAGTTTCATACTTTTTATCTAGTTTATGCATCTTTAACAATTGATTGTAAAAATAGCTTGCTTTACAATGTATAGGCATACCCTTAACAGTTTTCATACCATCACACTGACCAGCATACTTCTCATAACCTCTTAACCCCATTACACTTGCAATATCAGTAATAGGTAAGCTTTTAAACTTATCATACACAACTTTCATTGCTTCATTAGTTTGTTGATAGTCTTGCGAACTAAGCATAATCTCAATTACGTTTTTCATATGAGGTTTCAACGAATTCGGTAACGTCGTTCTAACAACTTCTACCCCAGTATACTTCGTCTTGTTTATCTTAGCACCTTCATCGTCAAGTATGTTCATCACATAACGTTTTTTCTGTAAGAACACACCCACTTCACCAATACACTCACGTTTGAATACAAATCTACAATCTTTACTATTAAAGGTTTTCTTACCCCAAATCATAATTTGTTGATTCAGGTATTCAACCAACTCATCTTCAAGTTTATATATGTCCTCATGTACTTCACCTTTTTCATTCTTAAAGGTAAGTCCCAAATGTTTGATAAGTAACTCGATCGAGGCATATGATGAGTCCGTGTCGTTGTAAATAATAGGGTCTTTCTTCTTAAGATCTTCATCTGATAGTCCCGTCTTTAGTTTAATAAAGTTTCTGATAATTACATTACTCTGTTTGATTACTGCTTGGCCACTTAATGTAACAGACGACGCAATATCATCATCACCAATTGGTGCATTTTTGTTACCGAAGTATCCATATATAGAATTGATAAGAATTTTTACTGTTAATTGTTTTGTACCAGCTCGTTGAGCATGAACCCCAATTTCGTCATAGTCGGGGTCTGACTTTTTCATAGCAGCATGTTTAATCTTCAAGTCCGTATATTCATCTTTGAACACTTTACGTTTTTGATAATAATAATCTACAATTTCTGGTATGATACCTTTTTCTTTCTGGTGAAATACAATGTTAGCTTTACTAATAGTCAGTTTATGGTCCTTAATCATTTTACTAAACACGGGTATTGTAAATTCTTTTACTTTACCATTGATTAGTTCCATAACAACCATATCGTCAGTTTTTTCTAGAATTTTACCTATCTTAGTTTCTGGTGATAGGTTAAGTGTGATCATCACATTCGGGTATAGACTGTTTGCATCAAATGATAACACATAGTTTTGAAACCCTTGTTGAGGTTCACCAACATATGCACCTGGATTCTTACCAGTATCTTCCCCTCGAATAAAAGTAGGTATGATCTGCTTACGATGTCTAGCTCGAATACAAAATGCACCATTGATTACCGATAATGCACCCATAGCTGCATCAAATGTGGTACAACCAACATAAGCTAACATTCGTACCAACCCAATATACTGCAGTTTTTCTTCCAACCTAACTAGTAGGTTTACGTCCTGAACGTTGTAATCAATAAACTTGTTCCAATCCTTTTCAGATAACGTTGCTAGATCCATACCCCCGTAGTCAACCTTACGTTCACCCAACTCAAGTTCACCAATTGCATCAAGTTTGTATGACTCACGTAATGGAGCAAACTTGCGATACACATCTAAGTAGTCAAGCAATGCAATACCTTCAATAAACCACTTAATTTGTTGCCTACCAAACTGACCCATAATAGATCTGTAATGAACATTACCAACTGGTGATAGTCTTTTCATTTCTTCTTCACCCATTATACGTTCACAACGTTTAATAATGTACGGAATGTCGAAGAACTCAGAGTTCCAACCACTTAAAATGTCAGGATAGTCTTTTTCAAGATAGTCCAAAAAATCTTTGAACAATTGACGTTCAGATACACAGTATTTGTACACCAAATCTGGTCTACCCTTACCTGTATACTCTTTAGTACCCCATGAATAGAACTTTTTCTCTAGATTATCATAAACTGTAATAACATTGATCGGGTGATTAGCATTTTCAACGTTAGGAAAGCTATCTGGTGAGTAAGTCTCGATATCAAGCAACAACATTTTGATATCATTCTTAGTAAAGTCTTCAGTTTCGTTAACTTGCCAAAAGTTATCTAACAAGAACTGTTGTTTAGCTGGTAAGTTCTCAAACAAACGTTTGATTTTATTTTGTCGAATAAATTGTCTACGTTCTGCATCACGTTTGAATACTAACTTACGTAATGGCGACTTGTAAATTGACTCAGCAGTTTTATGCCTATTGTCTTTAGGTTCAATATAAAGGTAGGGATTGTAGCTTTGAGTAACAACAATACGTTTACCGTCCTCGTCCCAGGTAAATAAACGCATTTGCTCTTTAGAAGATTCATAGACTACATTTCTATACATTCAAATAGTATATGAACTAGCTGTAAATCGTCAAGGTTTTAAATACTTGCGTTTTGGATCACCTTGATCATACATGTAGTTATCGTAATATTGATAAAGATTCTTTTCGGTTTCTAAAAACCTACCTTCGGCAACATTTCTACCGTTTACAGATTCTTTAATAAACCGTCTTTCATCTGATAAAGTTTCCTTAATTTTGTCAATCATTTCATCTCCGGTATTGAATTTTATCGGAGCATCTTCATATGTACAAATGTCTTGACAAGCAATAGGTAAACCTAAGGCAGAAGCTTCAATATATTTTAGATCACTTTTAGCTTTATTGAAATTATTATTGCACAATGGAGCAATAAACATGTTAATATTAGAAGTATATAATTTTTCAGGGTAATTATATAATGGTGCCCATGGTATAAATTCGACCTTACCGGAATGTACCAAATCAGCTAATGCTTTTGATATACCACCAAAAAATACCCATCTAAAATCATTAACCGTTTTTCTAACTACATCATTAATATGATAAAAATCGTCTTTTCCTTTTATTCGGTTATCAACATCGATATGAGCCCCGCTACCAGACCAACAAATACGTGGTCGTTTTTTATTTCTATCATAATCTTCCTCAATTTTTTGACGATTGTAATAATTACCAATCCAAAACTTGGGAATAAAATTAGGTATTACATCAATCTTAACAGCTGGGTCAAGTTTAGACTGAAAATACTCTTTCATAAACTTACAAGTTACTGACATGTTACCGCAAGTTTCCATAATTTCTTGCAACGACTCTCTTATTTCATCACTTGTAAATGCAAATTTATGTTTATTGTAATCAGGTATATCTTCCCTAAAAGGCAAATCATCAATTTCATAAATTACTCTAAACTTATGTTCATTAGAAAGATTTTTAATAAACTTAATAAACTCTCTTTGATGAGGTGCTGCTTGTCTTTGAAACTTTATAGCTTGAATATGTTTATAAAAATTTGGATCAGCTACCATTAATGTTGACGTTTGCACAACACACCTACCATCTGCATTTAACAAATATTCTGGCCACATGCATCTCCAAAAACCACACCCACCATAATCAGCCACATAATTCAAAAATCTAGGCAGTTGACTTGCTCTACGTGGATCTGAAATATCGGTGGGTGGGGGAGGAGGGGTAAAGCCTATATTACCAAAAGGGTTACCAAATGGTCGGCCTTGGTCTTTAGGCATAAACGGAGACCCCTGTTGTCCTGGATTAAACATTATATCTATTTACTCGTTGTACTGAACTCTTCTAGTTATGCCGTTATCTTTTTCTAGAAAAATAATTTCACCTTGTGCTGCTTTAACGCTTTCTTTTCTGTGACTAATTACCATTACACACTCTTTATACTGCTCAACACGTTCTTTAAGAATATTAATAACTAATTCAACCCCACGTTCATCTAAACTACTATCAAAAAGTTCGTCATACATACTAAAGTTGTATGTAACGTCACCTTGAAGACGTCTTATATCCATAAAAGCAAATAAACAAGCCAAATCAATATTTTTCCGCTCAGCTCCAGAAAAGTTAAAGTACGAGCAAATTTTTCCTTTTTCATTTATAATTTGTTCTTCAAAATATTCATTAAAATAACAAACACAATTACTATCCATTTTTTGAAGATAATGAGCTAATCTACTATTAAAAATATTCAACATTTTCTTAACAATGTATGATTTTACACCTTCTTCAGAAACAACATACTTAACTACATCAAGCATGTTAATTTTCTTTTTAGTGGTCTCAAGCTTACTATGAACTTCAGCTAATTTAGCTTCACTTTCTTCTATAATTTTATCTAAACCAGTATCGGTACTTTTAAGTTCTTTAATATCAATTTTTAGTTGTTGTTGCCATTCAACTAATTGTTTAGCTTTTTCTTTAATTAATTTTTGTTCATTAAGTTGATTAACAATATCTCTATTTTTTTGATTTAGAGTATTAATAGTTTTGTGTATTTTTTTAATGCCTTGATCGATCTTTAATACACTATCTTGATATTTCTTTTTTAATTCTACATTACTATCAATTTTCTTTTGAATTGTGGTTTTTTCTTCTTCTACATGGTCTCTGTCTTTGTTTGTAATTTCATGCAAACATACAGGACACACATCTTCATCTGCATTAATTTTATTAATTGATTGACGGTAAGAATCATTTTCAACGTCAATAGTAGTAACTTGTCTAAGTAAATTGTCACGTTTAGATTGTAAAAGTGGTCCTTTACTTTCTAATTGTTTAATAAGTTGGTTATTATTATCTGTTAAGTCGGTACTTATATCGATTATTTTACTTCTAATATCTAATAATTCTCTTTTATTATTTTCTGAACGATTTTTATAACGTTGTAATTTTTCTTTACGTTCATTTAATATATTAGTATGTTGTAATTTATAATTTTTTACCGTTGATTCTGTTTCAGTAAAAATTGTAGACTTTATATCAAAATCTTTTTTAGTATCATTATAATCACTACGTAAGTTAGATATCATTTCACTAAAAATACCTAAATTAAAAATACCTTCAATAAATTTTCGTTTTTCGACCTTCTTTTTACCCATAAAAGGTATAGTATTGTTTAAGGTCATTATAACGGTATTTTGAAATACATCTTCTGAACAATTAATTAATTCTCTTATATATTCGTTAGTATTAATAATTGAATCTAACGTTATATCATCACTATTTTTATAAATGTAGCATTTGTTAGGTGATAATGTTCTATGTATAAAATAATTGTTAGTAGAATTAGGGGTAATTATATCTAAATCCAATTTTACTGAACATGTTTGATTGGTAAGATTATTTTGAATTAATTCTTTCTTTAATTCTCTAAGAGTATTGCCATAGATTGCAAAGTTAATAGAATCAGCAATAGTACTTTTACCCACACCATTGCGTCTATCTTCTTTATCTTTATTGAGACCCGTAATTACATGAAATCCGGTCTTAAAATCAACCTTAATAGGTTCAGTTCCAGCAGATAAGAAGTTTTGTATTTCAATAGATTTGAAAATAACTCGCTTCATTAATTACTATTATAATAGTTTACAACTATTTTCTACTAGCGATATTTTTCATTTTATTGACCACATCTTTTTGAGAGAAGATATTAGTTAATTCATTAACCATGGCTTTAAACTTAAGTTTAAAAACTTTCATTCCTCTAATAATTCTATCTTCTACCCCGTCTTTAGAAAATTGTTTGTGTTCAAAATTTGGGGAATTAGTTTGTTTATAAATGTTTACATCCATGCCACCCACTGTTGCAAACCATCCAAAAGGAGTGGTTACCCCTGCATCAGCAGACCGTTTGTAATAATCTAATAATTCAAAAGTAGTTCTGTATCGCTCATCAAGAAAGCCTACTTTTTTAACAGTGTTTTTATTAAGATAAGAAATATACCCGTCAAACTCTGAAACTAACATAACACTATAATCATCTTTTAGTTCAACAGTAAGACGTTTTTTATCAGAGTTACCATCTACAATAAAGTCTAGATTGGTATAGTCATTAACTTTTATAAACTCATCAAATACAGCAGAGTCTAATACCATAATATTATCATTAATAATAAAAATGTGTTCAACATCGGTTTTAATAAAATGACGAAGACCGTGATTAACACAACCTGCAAAATGATCCGTTTTTCTAAACTCGACGCAGTTATAATCATTAATAATATCTAAACGAGGTAATTGGCCGTCACATACAACCATAATGTTGTCTTTAAAATCAGATAATGATTCTAAACACTTAGTTAAGTTCTTGTAATTATTACCCTGTGTATATAAAATGATACCTATATTTTGCATAATCTGTATAGATCTAATGTATAATCAACTACCTCTTTCTTATTGTTAATATCTAACATATTAACAAATTCTGAAATTGCAGTTTCATAATCAACCCCAGAATATTCATAATCAAGTTTATCGTCTAGTGAAAATTTATTGTAATTTATGTCGTAATCAACATTAAACATAAAAGGTTTTAACGTGTTTAACATTGTAACTATTGTATCTAAATCATCAGGTTCTACATTTTTATCTACAACTAATTTTACAATATTACCTTTAATTAATTTTTTTAACTCGGGTGTTAACCCGTCATGTTTAATAAGATCACTTAACGGTAATTTTATATGTAAGGGTGAAATATTATTAGTATAAAATTTGGTTTGAAGAGTGCTTAAATCTAATTCATACCAACCTTTAGTACTACCAGCATCTCCAAAGTCCATTTGAAACGGGTTACCAAGATAAAGAATTTCACCATTATCAAATTTACGATGGTCTCTAAGATGAAAATGACCTGTTATAACTTTTTTGCTTCTTTTAAGAAGGCTTTCTGGTGTATCACCATGATCGCAAACTTTAAAATTATTCATCTTAAAGTTGACTAACTCAAAGTGACCAAAAATTAAATCACTAGGATCAACATCATTAATTTTTGTACCCCATGGGCAAAAAGTAACGGTATTATTTTCTATTTCAATACTTTCGAGTTTATCAATAATACGAATATTGGGTCTACCTTTAAGAATTGACAATGAATTTACTAAACTGTTATCTTTGTAATAACAATCATGATTACCGGTAATCATTACAATATTATATGATTGTAAAATATCGAAAAATTCATTAGCTATGTGAAGACTGTTTACAGCTATTTCATCCCTGTAATGAAACAAATCCCCACAAATCATTATATCTTGAATATTGTTTTTCTGTAATTCGCTATCAAGCCATTTAGCCCAATCTAATAAAATTTTGTGCCAACTGCTATTATTCTGATGAACACCTAAATGAATATCGGATATACAGCATATTTTAGATTGTTTAAAGTAGAGATCCTTCACTTTTTTAATAATATATTATAACAGGAAAAAATCCATGAGTACTACATTAGTTACAGGAATATATTTTAGTGATAGGGAAGGTGAACTTGGAGGGCGTAGTTGGCAAGAACAGTATTATTTTTCATCTTTACAAAACATTTGGAGTTTCGGCTTACCTATGGTCATTTATTGTGACGAAAGAGGTATTAATAAAGTAACTAGATTTATGAAGTATCTAGATTTACTCGAAACCGGTAACAAATATACCATTATTAAAAGAGAGTTAGGAGACTTCGAACATAAAGATTTAATTTACAACCACAGACAGAAAGTAATTGAATGGCAAAAGCAAGAAGTTGCAAAACGTAGAGAAACTAATCCAGATGAACCTGGGTTCTTTCATGCAAGGTGTGAAATTTTGTGTCATAGAAAAATTTATTTTACTAAAGAAGCTTCTGAACTTAACCCTTTTGAAACTGAAAACTTTGCATGGATTGATTCAGGCATTACACATTGGGCATTAACACCGTTTAGTAAAGGTGGGGTTGAGATTAATAATTTCTTTAGCCCAAAACATTATTACCCGCATAATAAAGATAACATTTTTACACCCGAAATTGGAAAGGGTCTAGATAAAATTATTACTGAACATGGTATGTTTAATTTTAAACATAGCAATTTATGGTACAGTGGTCATCATTTAAAACTATTAAAGGAGATGTTAGTAACTGAATACGGTTTACCTGATGAACTTGAAACTTCTATAAAGTATCAACTAGTTGGAGGTGTGATCGGGTTACAACCTAAAGAGTTTGATGACTTGTTTGAATTTTATGAAAGGGGTTTAAAACTACTTGCAGCAACTGAACCACCTGAAACAGATTTCTTTACCGAAGAAATTATTTTAAGTGCATACTTTAAAAAGAGAAAGCATTTTACTATTCACTTTGATGATTGGCCTCATGATGGGGAAAACGACCCCGCTTTTGTTTGTTACGGGGCCGAAAATGCAGAACGAAAGAAGAAGATCCAATTTTATAAAGTTTGGAACATTATTAAAGAATACGCTTAATCGTAGTGTAAATCTTCTTCAGATTGAGGTCGGACATAAATCTTTTGTTCGGCCTCACCTGTGTTAATCATCTCTTCATAAACACGCTCTTTATATTCATTAACAGCGTCAAAATGTCTCTTTTCTTTTTTAATGCGATTAATAAATGCGTGGAATGCAATAGTAGTAAAATACGAAAATGGGTTATATTTGTTACCCTTACTATCTACTGCATTAATATCAAATTTTTTATTGAATAAAGCTGTGAACATTTTAACTACTGCATCACCAACCATTTCATCTTTATATGAATAATTTATAAAGTTAGGAGCGTAACTTAAACCGTTCGCAATTTTAGTAATCATTTCACCTAATTCGTCCGCACAAACGCCTGTTTTATAATATTCTGCAATAGCTGCTTTAAACTCTTTAGAATTTACGTAATGTTCTTTACTTTTAGGTTTTAGTTTTTTGCCGTTCTTAGGCTTTTTCGCTTGCATTATATAAAGATTTTAAAATACGGAACGTACTAATCAACTGTTCTCGGTAAAATCAACAACTTTTGTTTGTATATTTTCCTTCTGGTATAATTCTATACGTTTTTCTGAATGTTGGGTACTATATCGTAATTGATCAGCAATATCTATAATAATAAGTTTCTTTTTATTTTTATGTAACCTCAATCCCCTTCCGATTGATTGAAGAATTTTAATTTTTGCTTTACCTCCAGAAGCAAAGATAATATAATGTAAATTATTAATACTGATACCAGTACTGAATATTTTACTAATAGCAATACAAATAATGTTATCATTGCTTTCGATAAGCTTTTTAATTTTATCACGTTCTTCGACATCTACTTCTCCTTGAATAAAATATACTTTTTTACTTTTATCTTGACTTAATACGTTATAAAGTTCTTCACCATGTCTTATATAATCTACTAAGATAAGAGTATTCTTTTTAACTCCAGTAGATAATTTTTTAATTATATTATTTCTAAACTCATTAGTAAATAAGAATTCAAATTCCTGTCTATAACGTTCACCGGGGTCATTTATTTCAGATGAGTAACGAGGTTTATTAAAGTAATGCAACTTTACAATTTGAATTAAAGCATTACTTACATACTGTTCTAATCTTAACTCATAACTACCCTTTTCATAAATGGTTGGACCTATTTTACCAAAAATATTCCACATATCAGCATCATTATCAGGTAAGGTACCTGTAAAGCCGAATTTATTTGGTGTGTTAATTTTAGATACAATTTTATTAATTTTATTTTTAGCTCTTATTTTATGAACTTCATCTATAATCAATACATCAACGTAATTAATAAAGTCAATATCACTTTTTTCACTTTGTAAAATACCCATGTTAGCAATTATAACATTGTCTGCAATGTTAACTGGGTTATTACCAGTCCATTTACCGTGAGTAAAACTAACTTTATAATCTTCTAAATCTTTGAACGTTTGATTAACCAAACCTAAATCAGGAACTATAATTAGAGCTTTCCAAGTCTCTTTATTATCAACAGATTGATAAATGCGTTCTAATAAATTAGCCATGGTAAGTGTTTTACCACCTGCGGTAGCAAGCACAACAACACCTCTACCAAATTTCATACATTCATCTACAATTTCTTCTTGATAATCACGTAAGTTCAAAGCTAGAGATACTTTCTCTGCTTCAATTTTAGGTTTAATTACGTCTAATATAGTATTATCTAGCTCAATAGGTTCATTAGGTAATTCTCTTTTAATAAACCTAACTATATCTAACGTCATACCCACATCATACTTACCCATGGGTGTGATTATATATGAACGTTGGGGAACATACCAATTTCCCCTACGTCTTGCAAAGACTGCCCCTTCATTAGGATAAGAGAAATGTTCCCTGACTAAATCTAGTTGATCAATCTTAATCGTAGCTTTTCGTTTTTTACTATCGTAATTAAACTTAGCCATTAAAGAAATTATATAACAATAACTTAAGTACTCAAGTTATGCTGGTAATTCGTCAGCAGAAAGACCAGCACCAAATTTTTCGTACTCCGGGGTATCAACTGAAAAATTATCTTTGTCAAAAATTTCTCTAAAGTAATCAATATAATGTCTGTCAAATTTACCCCACCTTACTAATTCTACATACTGTAAAAGCGGGGAGTCACCTTGACCCTCTTCCCTTGAAATTAATGTACCGCCTTTACCTTGTTTACACGCAATGTAATTCCATTTTTTAGAATAATCTCTAAAATCATCTGAAGTTTCTAATTCCCACCCAGAAAAATCATTTTGTCTACTATTTAATAATTCTACAAAGTCTCGTTTTCTCCAAATAGCAGCTTGTAATGAATTTCTATACATATTATCTTTACTAATAATACCAAAATCTCTATTACACATAAAACTGCTTTGAACTTCCAAACTTTCATCAGGACCCGGCATAGATAAACACCTTACTTTTGAAATGTCAAAACGGCGCATATAATCAATAGTATGAATAAAATTTTCCTCAATAACATCATTAACCAAAATTTGGTCTTCTACCATATAAAGAATATATTCTGTATCAACTTTATCTAAAACTTGCAATAACATTGGTTTAAAATGCGTTGCATCTTCTCTTGCGTCAATACCAGTAACTACAAAGTCAATAGTATCAGATTCAAAATGTTTGTGGTTGCAAGGTGATAATACTTTGTAGGGGCATTGAGGCCAATGTTTGTTGAAATATTTTTCCCATACTTTTAAAATTGGTTGATATGGGTCCGACGATAAAATTACTAATGTAATATCACTCATAATTAATTAACAATGAAAATCTTTCGAGGTCTTTAGGACTACCTATAACATGTTGTTTTTCGTGTTGCTTTAATTTGTAATCTCTTACAATTTTACCTTCTTGAATTAAAGGATTGAATGTATGTGATACATAAGTTTCGTCATTATAAGTTAACCCTTGTTTTTTTGCTTCTTTATATGACCGAAAATAGTCACTTGCTTTTTTCCAATAATGTGTACCAATTAAACCTTCATTACTAATAACTTGTTTTTCGGTTACATTAAGAGCAACTCTATTCTTATCATATCTTGCAAAACTATAATGAGGATCAACAGTGTTAATTGTAACTAAAGCTGCATCTAATTCATTAGTGTGTAAAAATTCAATAAACCGGCTACTTTCCCAATCTAAAACTTGATCAACATTAGATTGTAACATTGGTTCATTATCAGGTATAATACCTTCTAATTTAGAAATAGTTTCAGCTGGTCCGGAAGTAATTTCAGGTAAGAAAATAGTTACTGCTTTATCACAAAATTTTTCAATCTCTTGTGTTACTTTATATGTTTCTCTGTGTTCATCTAAAGCTATAAAATATGCTTTATTAATATGTTCATCAAGGTCGAGTGATAGGTAAGCTCGGTGTACCATAGACAACCCATTAATTTTTAAATACGGTTTTGGGGTGTTAATACCTTCCTTAGAAAAGGAAGAACTTTTGCCTGCCATTGGTATTACAAGATTCATCATTATGATTTAAGTGTATTACTCACATATTCAAATAAATGTGCAGCAACTCCATCACCCCCGTTAACCGGTAGTATACAAGAAACATTTTTTATTTCAGCAATTGCATCTTGAGGACAAAAAGCAAAACCTACATTTTTCATAATTTCTAAATCTTGAATATCATCACCAACAAATGCAACTTGACTAGAAGGTGTGTTATATGTAAAACATATATCGTTTAATTTTTGGTTTTTATTTTCACCCTTTTTTATGTTAACATGAAAAAAATCGAATTTACGTCTTTTAGCAAAAGCAGGATTTATATCTAAACTACCCGAAAATAATATAGCATTTATATTAAGCTCATTTTTAAATCTTCGTAAAGCTGTTATATCTTTTTGATTGTATGTTTTAGATATAACTTTACCCATATCATCATAAACAGCTTTACCATCAGTTAAAACACCGTCTATATCAAAAATAACTAATCTTATATCTATCATAATGTTTCTAATTTTTGAATTTCAATAATATTTTTTATATCAAAACTCATACCGTTAAATATTTTTTCTACCTTTTCTAAAAATTCTATTACAAGTTCCAAGTCACTTATTCTGTTATTTATTTCTTTAACGGGGTCCATATTCCATGCAACTTTTTCAGCAGCAGGTACAGACAATCTTACATTACTTTGTTCTTGAATTTGTTTAGTTAAAAGTTGAATTAATTTATGCTTTTTTGTTTTTAATTCATTTACTTCTTGTTTGTGACGAATTAGTCTACCAACCCACAGATGTTTTTTACCAGGCAATCCTAATTGGACATCTTTTATATTAAGTTCATCTATAACCAAATGCTTTTTTAACTCTTCATTGTATTGATCTATAATAGAACTCATTTAATTATAGTATAGCTTAAATACTTATGATGTCAATGTTTCGAAAGCTATTTATGAAATTACTTGATGAAGACGGTAACGTCGCTGGATCAGGTGGTGCATTAGGTAGTTGGACAACAAGTCAATTTTCTGGTGATTATTACGCTCCTGGAGACAGCAGAATGCCAAAAGTATTAGGCGGGGTACAAAGACGTAATATGAGCTCTTCAAAAAAGAAAAAGAAAAAGAAGAGCACAAAAAAGAAAAGTAAAAAATGACAGTTGATAATTTAGGGCATTGGACTTATAATGGGAAAAGAGATGATATACCTGAGGACTTCTTCGGTTTCATCTACGTTATAACAAATACTGTTACCGGAAAGAAATATATCGGCAAAAAACAGGCACAGAAAGTAGCTAAACTTCCTCCTCTTAAAGGTAAATCACGCCGTAGACATGTTATAAAAGAAACAGATTGGAAAACTTACACTTCTTCTTCAGATAAAGTTAATCATGATTTAATTGAGTACGGAAAAGATAAATTTATTTTCGAAATTGTCAGATTTTGTAATTCTAAATCAGAACTTGCATATTATGAAGCTAAATTACAGTTTGATAATGATGTTCTATTACATGAAGATAAATTTTATAACGGGATTATTAATTTAAGACTCGGCAAAATAAAAAAGAGTTGAATTAGTTTGCAGTTCAGTTAAAATTTCCTTGTGAGCTTGGAATTACCTCAGTATAACGTTACGTTAATTGACTTTCAAACAATTCATTTAAGTTTCGAAAAGTCTCTGATGAATGAGCTTCACGATTTACATTTAATTGATAGTTTACCTGAGTTAAGATCGGATAGTAAGCGATTAATTACACATTATATCATAAAAGAAACCGTAGATTTTATAAACAATTACGAATCAAACAATAAAATAATAGTCTATTTTAATAATACACAATTTAATGATAGTGAAATGTTAAAATATATTGACGAAGTTGTTTATCTTAAACTTTTAACAAAGGTTCTTCTTAAAATTAGATCAGTACTACCAATAAAAGTAGTTATTTCAAGTAAAAGCTTGGATTTCTTTAGTCATTTATTAACAATTGACGATGGAAGAGCAAAAGGCACGCTTTATCGTATAGTCAACACTATCAATAAGTTTAAAGTAGAAAATTACACTTTCGAAAAAGTAAAGAAATATGCTAAACTATATGGTTTAAATTTTCTCAGTAAAGATTACTTTAATGATATTAAAACTAAACATATTGCATTTAGATAAATATATTATATGAAGTTCGAACAAGCTATTAAAGAAGGTTTTTCTAACTACGTTTCACAAGATGAAGAATCTTTAGACGTTGGTAAGGATATTCTTCAATTAGTTCACAATATTGTTAACGATAGAGGTATTCAGCAGTATGCAGCAAGTCAAGTTGATGAAAACCCTGAATTATTTAAAGCAGTTCAAAGAGTTTATTTTTCAATAGACGATCTAATACAAAACGGTAATAAATTACCTGCAGAAGATGGTGAAGAATTTGACGATCAACAAAATGCTAAAGCTGATTTAGATGACACTATTGAAAGAGAAGCTAGAAGAAACCCTAATGCTGCTCATGAAATGAAAAGAAGACAAGGAGCAGTAGAAGCTGGTTTGAAAAAATATAAAGACACAACTGATGATATTATCAGACAAGTAAAGGAAAAATTATGAAAATATCTAGCAAATTTTACAAATTAATTAAAAATAAACGTTCTCTTTTAGAAAACACTGCGGGGTTATCTGAACCACCGCCAGAAGGTGTTGAAGTGTCTCAAGTTGATATGCAGGTTCAAGAACCAGCACCTGAACCTGAAGTTCAAAAACTTACTTCTGAAGGTGAACTTGAATTAATACGTTTAGTTAAAAAAGCTTTATTTATTAATACTAATCCTGATGATATTCCCGATGATATTGCTGATGATGAAATTAATGAAAAGAATGGTCGTCAAAAACTTTCAGATTTGAAAAGATTTATTGGCACTTATTCAGACGACCCAGATATAGGATATTAATATGAGCAAATATACCTCACTACACGATATATACACTGAAAATACACTTGGTAAAAAAGTTGCACCTTTACGCGAACGAGTTCAGGTGTTTTTTAAAGCTGAAAGTGATCAACAACCTAAAGTAGTTGGTGCTATTGACGATGAAACAGCTGCTAAATTAAAAAGAAAAATATTAAACAGTAGTGAGGGTACAGTAAAAATTCTAAACGATATTTTAGAAAAATGTGATTGGAAAGGTACCAACGAAAAAGAATATATTCAAAAAATATTAGGTCCTGTTAATGAAGCAGTAGAAAATACTTCTGATGTTAATAATAAAGAGTTAAAAGAATTTGCATCTCAAAAGAAAACCAAAACACTGTTTTTGGAAACTATGATTAATGCTGCTGAAAACGAAACAACATTTAGTATAATTGACCCACTTGAAGATGCAGTAAAAACTGTTTTTTCTAGTCCTCATGAAACAGTTCAAGATATTTGTTTAATTAATCCCACACTTAATAATGTTGGTGTTGGTAAAGGCGAAATTGCAATAACAATGTTTTCAAATGCTGTTAAAGGTGATGTTGGTGATTTATTATTTCCAGGATTTGGTGATGTAGAGTTAAAAGGTTTAAGTGGTCGTCCTGGTAAAACAGGTAATGCATTTGCAGCGTTAAAAACGTTACCTAAAATGCTTAAAGATCTAAAAGGTCATGATGTATTTACTGGAAGTGAAATTAGAGAAAAATATAAACACCTTGCCAAAAATAGAAATGAATTATCTTCTTACTTAAACAATGTAATACAATCAGTAGACAAAAAATTCGAAGAAGGTACTTCAGATGGTATAAGAGAAGTTTTAGATTTTGTTGAAGAAATTGATAATGATAGTGAAGTTAAACTTAAAGATGCTAATGATTTAGAATTTCAGCTTAAAAATGATTTAGTAAGAGTTCTTCCTAAAATTATTGATAAAAGATCTTACAATGCCGTTATTAACAGAGTATCAAAATATTTTAACTCATTAAGAGATTACATTAACGCAAACGAAAATAAAGTAGTTGGTGCAAGTAAAGATAGTGAATCAAGTACAACAGACCCTGCAATTAAAAACTTCTTTTTAAATGAATGGGGATTATCAAAAGAAGAAATTATTGATGGGTTTTTAGAATTAGCAAGTGAAGCTAGATTTGATAAAAAACAATTTAAAGAAGGTCTTGATCAAATTTTAGATTTAGACACAATGAGATCATTAGCTAGAAGAAGAGATGATAATCTTTTAAGAGCTATTGTCGGTGCATTACAAATTTCAATGTATAAAGAACATGAAGGATTTAAAATTATTTTATTCATGAACGATAATACAATGAACGGGTTTCCACTTATGCCTCAAGGCGATTCAGTCAAAGACAGATTTGTTTACACATTTAATGTAGTTAAAAGATTAGTTGATGAAAACAAATTAGCTATTGGTCTTAGTATTGACTCCAGATCGAAAGGGGTAGCAATTAAATTAAACGTATGAATGAACAGTCATTAATTTTTGAGAAGTATTTAACAGTGGTAAATGAAGGTGGTGCTGCTGGTCACATGATGCACCCTTTTGACTTACCTGACGTTAAAAATATTCATGACATTATCAATGTTATGTACAGTGCAGTTGAAAAACTTAACAGAGGTAAATCTACCATTAAGCTTGATGGTGTAAATTTAAGTCTTAAACTTGTTAAGTCAGATGCTAATAGTTATAAGCGAGAATTTGCTTTAGATAGAGGGTCTCAAAAAATTATTGATGTAAATGGTATCAGAATCGACACATTAGGTGAAAGATTTCCTGAAGGTCATGGAATGAGAGCTAAAGGTAAAACTATTTTAGAAATAATGAACCAATCTATTCCTAGTACTGTAAATGAACTTCAAAAATTAGGTTTATGGAGTGACCCTACTAAATTTATTAATACAGAATATATTGACGGAAGAGAAAATGTAATAGATTATAAAGGTAAAAAGATAATTGCATTTCATGGTATAAATCAATTTGTAGAAAAAAAAGATAGAAAGGGTAATGTAACAAGACCCGGGTTAAAACCTAAACCCGATAAAAAAGAAACTTCTAGACCTGTTAACTATGACGAAAAAGCAATGCAATCATTTAGAGATAAAGTTAACATGGTTGCACAAAAATATGGCTTTGAAGTTTTGTCTGGTATATATGTAACTCAAAAAGCTACCCCTAATTTAACAGCTTCCTTACAGGAACCTTTTTCAGTTAAATATAGTGCTAATGAAACAGTAACTCAACCGTTGCAAGAATGGGCTACTAATAGCATTATTCCTAAAACTGAAAGAGTTAAAACGAAAGATGGTAGGTTAAGAGGCGCAGTTAGTAAAGAAACTTATTTAAATGTTTTAAATTCTGTAGAAGAAAATAAACCTTTAAACGAAATTTACGAAGAAGAAGATATTCAAACTGCTGTAGATGGTGCTGTAACATATCATCTAGTCAGACAGTTGGGTCAAGAAATTTTAAGAAGTTACACTACCGATGATTACGGCCATGCTGATGAACATGAAGGTATTGTAATTACTGACACTGATTATGGTAAAGATGAATTTGGTAATCCTAACTCACTAAAAATTACAGGTGATTTTATTGTCACGGGAATGGGTGGTATGTTAGCAAGTAACAGACCTGAAAATGAAGAGGATGAAGATGATCAATCTGCACCAATGCCCAATAACGGTAAAGGTATGAGTTTTTCGAACTATATAGGTAACCCAAGAAGTTGGAACGATCCAGGTGGTACTGGATTTAGGGGTAAAAACGCTAAGTAACTTTATGGCATCAGTTTTTAGTCGCCACCCTCGATTGGGGGAAGGTCCTAACCCAGATTGTACAATTTTTAACTACGATTTAATTGTACTTCTTACTGATAAAGAACCAATTCTTTATTTGTTTTCAATGGGTGGTTATATAGAACCTTTTTTAGGTGGTCGCATTGAAGAATTTGATGAAGATGAGCTTATAAAAGCTTTAGAAACCTATAATGTTAAATCCATAATTTTACCTGAAGCATTTGTTAACGGTTATTTCCCTCACAAAAAGAAATTCTTTGAAACCCGAGTAAAAGAAATGGGGTTTTATGGTGATAAATTAAAAATTTATAATCAAAAAGAACAAAATTTTTATTACAAAGAAATACACACCGACCCTGATTGGTTTTGGGTAGATAGGGAGTTATACAACTCAAATATTGTTTATCATTCAATTGGTTATCCTACCCCACCAACAGAACCCGATAAATCCTTCTTTAAACAGTTTTCATTTTGTAAACAAGGTTTTGCATGTGAATCATTTTTTAAATTATACTATTTAAAAGATCTAAACAAAGCAGATATGTTTCAACAAAGGTTTGAATTAGGTTTAAAAAGTGACGATTTAATCTTCTATGGTAATATGGGTACCAGTATAAGAGATACGGTAAAACAATCTTTAGAAAACAGTAAATTAAAATTTAAGTATGTAAAATATGGTAACGAAAATTTATTTGATTTAATTTGCACTCAAAACAAAGGTATTGGTATTTCAATGGATGGTTTGGTGTTTAATACTATTAGAGATGCTGAATTTGGTATATATGGGTTACCTAGTATAAAAGTTACTAGAGCAGATGATTTTCTAATTGAACAAAACAATATTACAATGTTTAATACTAGATCTGTTACTCAAGTTCAACCTGATCTTTTTGAAAATGCAAATAACAAACTAATAAAACAACAAATCGAAGACGGTTATGATGAGTATATGTCAAATGATTTTAATAATGAAGATAAATTTTACAAAACTATAAAATATCATTTTTTCATTATATTATTACAAAAATTTGCTAATGTTGAGTTGTTTATTTTTGATATTTTATTTGGCGACAAATTAAAAGACTTCATTGATGAACTTGATATGGAAGCTGACTATTCGATTTTTGAAACCGTGGCTAAACCTCAATATATTAAACATAATGATATTGGTAACATGAGAATAGATTTTGTTAATGAGGTAATCAGTAAATTAGGGGATTATTTTCATAAAGAGTACAGTAAATGGATAAATATTGATAATGATAACGTTTAAAAAATTCTTTCTTAAAGAAAATAATAATAAACGCACTATTGTCTTGTTTCCTGGATCATTTAAACCACCTCATTTAGGTCATTTACAACTTATTGAAAATTTTAAACGTAAAGCTGGTCCAGACAGTTTTATGAATGTTATCGTTACTGAACCTTCCGAAAAATCTAGACGTTATACCCCGGGTGGCAAGTATATACCAGCAGATACAGCTGCAGACATCTTAAGAAGGTATATTGAAGAAATTGGTACATTACGTAACGTTGATGTTACCACGGCACGTAATGCTGTTACTGAAGTTTACGACTATATTAGAGAAAATACCCAACCCGGTGATCATGTAATTGTGGGTGTTGGTGGTAAAGGTGATGATAAAGCACGTTATAATGGATTATCCAAACATATACCCGAAGGTGTAACTGTTGACGTCGAAGTTGCTGATGTAATTGGTGATGAAGGTGGTGCAGTTAGTGCAAGTAGGTTTAGAGATGTAATTGATAACCTATCTAAAGAAAATTTGATGCCTTATATACCAGAAAATCTACGAGACAATGATAGCCTCGTAGATTATGTCTTTAAATCTTTAAGTAATTTACCTTCTTAAATTCCACCCATTAGTCTTTTTATAGCATCACCTGGGTCAACTTCACCTGGAGGTGCATCATCAACTTCAACAACGTCGACGTCTACGTCAACCTCGTCTGCAATTTCAGGTTGTTTGTCTGAATGTTCATATTTTAAATAATGGTAAACGTCCGACACATAATCACTTGCTTTTGTAATTTTAGCTTGTACCCATCCTTCTAAATCGTCATAACTATCAACCATTTCTTGTAGCTTGGGCGCATAATCAGCTAACTTATATAACTCAGCTTTAGCCATATCAACATCACTACCGGCATCGCAATTTTTTTCTTCATCTTCGATGTTAATTTTTGTCATTGTTGGACTACCTAACCCGCCAGCTGAATCTTCTGCACCGGGTCCCATCCCAACACCATTTAAAGGTGATAAAGTTGCCTCATATAATTTTGACAAACTTTTTTCGTCTTTGTTCATACCAATATTTATAAATACTTGTATGGATTTTGATACATTATTTGATTTTATTAAGGATGATTTTGAATTATCTGAAATTATGGAGAAAAAAGGTTCAAGATGTACTAAGACTACTAAACAAGCGAGTTCTTATTTAAAAAGTAAGAAGTATATGAAATGTGTTAAAAATCCTTCCGGTAAGGGATACAAAAGGATACATTACGGAGATCCAAAACGTCGTATTAAGAAGAGTAACCCTAAAAGACGTAAGAGTTTTAGAGCAAGACACAAATGTTCTTCAGCAAAACCCGGAACAGCAAGATACTTAAGTTGTAAAAATTGGTAATTATGAATAGTTTTAATAAAAAAATTGAAGAGTTGTTATCTGTTAACGAAGCAAGTAAAGGTCTTTGGCATAATATTAATAAAGCTAAGAAAAAGGGTAAAGTTTCTAGTAAATGGAAAAATGACCCAAAATATCGTAAGCAGATGAAAGATCAAGCTAAAAAAATTAAATGAAAAAAATTACTTTATTACTTTTATTGTTAACCGGTTGTACCGGTTGGGAAGTAGTAGAGTCTGACGGTTGTTGTGGTGGTCATATTCATCATCATCACACTAGAACAGTTTATGTTTATGATGACCATCATCACCATCACTATAGAAAAAGAGAAAAACGAAGAGAATCTTCACCACCTAAAATATCTAGACCGACACCCCCGAGTAGGCCACTCCCCGTTAACGGTACACCTAAAAGATCCCCGTTAGAATCACGTAGACCTACAGAACCTCGCGATCCGTGAGAAAAAAATAATAAATTTATCGGTTAGCTATAAATACTTTTGATATGGCTAGCGTAGCAGATAAATTCAGAGGTCTGCCGATCGAGGATCTAATTGTATCACCTCTCATCGGTATTTCAAAAGGACAAGCAAAATTAAATGATGTAACATGGCAGTACATCAATGAAATCGGTTTTAAAGTAGGTGCAGACGGTAAAACAAAAGAACCAAACAACATTGACGTCGAAATTAACAGATATGTAAATGTTGACGGTCAACCTAAACCACAATTACAAACATTAAAGAGTAAAGTACCTTTATTACCTTTAATTCCATTACCTGCTCTTGCAGTTACAACAGCAGACATTGAATTTACCATGCAGGTTGATGAGCAGACTACTCACACCGATTCAAGAGACACTGAAGTTGATACAAAAGCTGAAGTTAGTTATAATTCATGGTGGGGTCTTAAAGCGAGCGCAAGTATGTCTGGAAAGGTAGCTACACATAGTGAAAACACACGTAAATCTGATAACTCAGCTAAATACGACGTTAAAGTACATGCAGAGCAGTTACCACCAACTGAAGGTATGTTAAAACTATCAGATGCATTGGTTACCATGATTGAACCATCAATTGTTAACCCTAGTGGTAATGATGGTGGCGGTGGTGATCATCAAGGGTAAGTTGTTTTCGCGGTTCGTCACCTTAAATATTTGTGATGAACGTTATCTCGTTACAGACTCTAATCAAAACTATCAAGTCGTCTATAATTAGGTCGACTAAAGTATTAGAGCAACATCATTTAACACGATTAAATGATTATTTTAACGAGGATGGTACCCCGAAAACTATAGAGCTGGTGCTTGACGGTAAAAAATGTCAGGTACCAGCTTTTACTATGGTTAATCACCAAAGTCTTAATATAGATACATTGGATATGGAGTTTAAAGCAAGACTCTATGACTATGAATTACCTAAAAAAGACTGTGAAGACTGTGAAGTTCTTGTGGATGTTAAGAAACCTAAAGACGACAATCCAGATGAGTTTGCTCATATAAAGATCTCCTTTAAGCAATCAAGTTCTCCCGAATCTTTGCAACGTATTAATGACCAACTATTACAAAGTATGAACCTATGATAGGAACAGGTCTACCTTGTCCAGCGTGCGGTCAAAGACTTCAACTTACAATAGATTTTATTATGGAAAACCCAGCAGCCGCTTGTCCTAAATGTGGTTGTGTAATGAAGTTTCCTAAAAACGATAAACTATTGGAAAAATATAAAGAAGCAAAAGAAGAAATTGAACATTACAAGAAGCAAATAAAAAAATTTATGTAAAAAAAAGCCCGCCGTTAAGCGAGCTTTCATGATAATTTAACTTAGATTAAAAGTTAAACTTTATACCAGCAGAAACCTGGGTATCGCTATCAACGGCAAGCAACCCATCTGCATCATTATCCAAGTACCTTAAGTTTACGTAAGGTTTCCAGTCCTTAGCTTCATATGTAAGTGTAGCCCCAGCATATGTAGCGTCGTAGTCGTTCATAGCATAATGCCCGATCGCCGGTGTGACCGACAATGAATCCCATACGTTGTACTTACGACTAAGTTCAACTTGAACACCATTAATATCTAAGTCAACATCGTCAATATATGCAATTGTTAAATCAGATACTTCTCCTAGTACAGGTAAACTATCAAATGTAGCACCGAGTGAATACTGGAAAGAATCACCAAGTGGTCCGTTTACTACATGATATACAGCCTGACCATCCAAAGTAAAGGAAAAAGCACCTAACGAACTAACGTCATATGCTAAACCTAAACCTGCATGATTCTGGGACGCATCAAGAGCACTGTCATCAGCACTGGAAAAATTTCCAGGTACTAAATAGTTGAACCCATAAGCATTCAACCCTTCAGCAATGTTCTTAACACCTGTAATACCCAAGTAAGCCGAGTCTTCAGCTCGAGCTGTACCTGCTATAGTAAAATCGGTAGCGTAACCTGCATCAATTTTAACCTGCGCATTACCGGTTACGGTAAGAGCAGCCAACAATAGACATGAAAAAAATGTTTTCTTCATACGTCTATTATTTAATATTTTCCAATATAATCAACGTATCTAGATAAATATTAAAACAAACATAAATTATTGTTATGGCAGATTCACACAAAAACGAAATATTAGAGTTAGTCGCAAATTACGTAAAAAATCATGATTTATTTCATGAAAAGGGGAACAAGTCGGCTTCAACTCGAGCCCGTAAAGCTTTAGCTGATCTCGTTAAGCTTGCAAGAGATGAGAGGAAAGCTATTCTCGAATCCAGGAAAACAAATGAGTAAAACATTTAACAACATATATCGTAGTTATTTCTTAAATGAAATTACAGATAACGACGTCATTGGTTTAGTAGAGCCAATGACTTTAAAAGACCTTGGTGAAATTAGAGCCAAAGTCGATTCCGGTAATGGTGCGTATAATGTATTACACGGTAACGTGGTGGGTAAAAGGGGTGATAATATAATTGTACATACAGTGGGTGATAAAAGACTAAAAAAGAAAGTAGTTGACACCATCGTTATACATATTGGTTCTGGTAATAAAGAAGAAAGACCAGTAGTGTTATTTGATATAGTATTTGATGGTAAAACCTACAAAGATGTTCCGTTTTCTATAGCTGATCGATCTGAAAATGAATACCCTATTTTAGTAGGTAAAGATTTTGTTTCTAAGATTGATAAATTTATTGATGTAGATAAAGAAGAAGTTTAATCTTCATCAAACACAAACACTTCAGCAAGTTTATCAACAACAGCTTGATCATTATTAAGATCAATTTTATGTTTTTGTATTTCCTGTTGTTTTTCCATCTCTTTGATTCTTTCGTTCCCTAAGTCTTCGTAATCACCGTATACGTTTTCTTCATCGATTGTATCAAAGTTAATATCCAGTTCATCTGCACCTTCTTGTCTTAGACCAGGAATATAACTGTTAATATCTGCAAAAATTAAATTTAGTAATTGACGGGTTTCATAATTTGATTTGTTTCTACTTCTTGCAACAAAATTTTCAACGTCTTCTAAACTTACCTTACCTTTTAATTGTCCAATTGGATCAGTTAAGGAACCATAACACATGATAAACATGTATCTTTTAGCAATTGTTGCGCAATCTTTAATTACAAAAAAAGCCGGTTTTTGTTTGATAACAATACCGGTCTCTGGGTCATCAGCTGCTTTAGTAGCAGGCCCTAATAAATTTTTTTCCCTTAAACTACAAACTTTTAAAATAGCTTTTTCAAAACCCAACTCATCACTGTTGTCATCTTTTTTATTTTTAGCCACGCAGTTATTTATAAAAGGTAATACCCAGATCAACGTCTGTCCTTCTTGCGAAGGGGTATGCAACATGCGTTAAACGCAAGATGATGATGACTGCAGAGACTTTAACAGTGTTGATCTGGGCATAATTCTATTTAACTCAGAGTTATCTTAATCCAGTCGATTCGAATACATCTCTAGGTACACCTGCAGTAAAGCCACCTTCGACACCTTTTACAATAACTGATACTGCATTATGGCTGTGAAGACTTTCGTTATGAGATGCTACGATCTTAAAGTCTGTAATACGTGATTCATTAGTAAGCTTATCATAAAGAAGTCGAACAGCATCTTCTACAAACTTAAGATAAGAACCATTCTTCTCTGCAAATGCTTGCTCATCTTCTCTCTTTACCATAACTTGTGTTTCAGTTTGAAGAGCTTGAAGACATAATTCTTGAAGATCTTCTACCCATAGCATTTCATCGAACTTAACACTAACACGTGCTACACTTCGTTGACTGTGAGGTACTGTTGCTCTATTACGATATTTTTCAGCATGCTCACTTAGCTCGAAACTACATGGACAAGCAGATGAATAAACAAAATCAAAATGAATATATTTCTTGAATTTACCATCTTTAGTTAAGTCACCTTCAAAGACTACATCATAATATTGATAACCTTCTAAACCACTTCGTAAACTTTTTTGTTTTATAGGATAAGAAATCTTTAACATAATACGAGAGTCAAAACATTTCAGATTCTTTCTGTATGTTTCTAACACGTCTTTAATTTTACCAATACTAAACACCTCGTCTTTATGATCATAAAAACTTCTCATAATACGAGACATATTAATACCCTTTTTATGAGCCTCTAAGCTAACACTACCAGTAACACTGGTTTCTAACTCAATAGTTTTACCATTTCTCTTTTTATAATTGAGAGGTAATTTAAAATTATGAATACCTACTTGTTGAATAGGAACTGCAGCTCCTTGAATTAAGCTTGATGGTCCGTTTTGTAGATCAGGTAAAGAAGAAATATACTTCTTATCAGCTTTTACTGATCGATCATAAACTCTAATAGGAGGGCAATAACCTTTGCTGAATTCATCACCCATTATTTCTTGAGCAATAACATCCTTTTCGCCGGTGAGTTCATCATCCTCACCTAACCACTCGTAACTTGTATTTTTATCAGTCATCGACTTTATAATATAATCTTTACTTTGAACTTCAACTGTTTAAATACCTTTATGCCATTTTTTACTGAGCACGATTTGCTTTTTGTACACATACCAAAAACAGGAGGAACGTCTATTGAACAGAAATTTGGTATAATTGATAAGGAAAAAACGTTAATTAAAGAAAGTAATGTTGTCTGTTATGAACATGGTGAATATAAAATTGAAGGTAAAGAAGAAATATACGCTCCTCAACATTATACACCAGATATAATTGAATCTAAATATCCTAAGTATTATAATAAGTGTAAAAAATTTACAGTCATAAGAAACCCATATGAAAGAGCGATATCTTCTTATTTCATGCATGAAGCAGGTTCCCATAAAGAGTTTGACCCGGACGGCTTCGACTGGTTTTGGCATCAGTTCCCTTTATTACCTCGAGACCACAATTTACCACAAAAACGTTACTTTAATAATAATATAAAATATGATTATATATTAAAGTTCGAAAATTTAGCAGAAGAGTTTGCTTTAATGGCAAACGATTTTACGTTCTCTCCTGATTTACCACATATTAACAAATCGAACAAAGGTTCAGCATTACATATTAATGAGATCAAAAGAGAAACGTTGGATTACTTAAATGATTACTTTAGCGAAGACTTTGAATTTTTACATTACGATAAATTATGAAACCAATTTTAGTTACATGTGTTTATAACGCCAATTCCGATTGGGTTGCCGGTGGAAAAGATAATGACGAAGGGCTGTATGTAGGTTCTTTAAAAAATTTATCAAAACTTGATATGCCAATGCATTTATATTGCTGGCCTCATATGGTCGAGTTTTTAGATGAAATGGTAAAACCGTTTTTTAAAGAATATAAAATCATAGGCTGTGATTTGTTTGAATGGCCAAGATCATATGAAATATTAGAATATAAAAATAATTTTATATGGTATAAACGTGAAGACGATAAAGGTGTTGAAAGAGATGTAATTTATGCTCCAAGAAACGAACTTTTATGTCATTGGAAATTAAAATGGTGTCAGCAAGCACGTGATAATGAATGGGGATGTGATAAAGTTTTTTGGATGGATGCTGGTGTAACGGAGTGGTGTAAAATACCGTTATGTTACGGTGGAGCTGAATATGTTTACCCGCAAGAATTAAATGAAAAATACCCTGATTCACATTTTTATCCAGAAAATGAAAATAATATTTTTACTCCTAAATTTACAGAAGGTATAAAACGTATAATGACCGACAAAAAATGGTTTTTTGTAACCCAACCACAACATAACGACCGTTTAGCAGAATTTGATTGGGATGAATACGGAAATAAAACTAGTAAAATTTTATATGACTTGTTAGGTTGGAAACTTGGTATTACATATCCTTGCGAATTAACACCTGATAAGATGAAATTTAATATTCAACAGTGTATTGACGGTGAGGGTACTCCCCAAGCTGGTTATCCTAATTGGACCGTAGGTACATTTTTTGGAGGTTCTTTTGATGAATTGGATGATGTTATATTCCCTATGTATATGAAGTTGTTTAATGCATTTACCGATGATCATGAAATAGCACCTTTTACTGAAGAGCCTTTTTATAGTATTATAGCTCAATTATATGATTATAACTTATTGTGGTTTGATAATTGGAATCATGGAATGAAAGATCAGCCAGTATGTCACGGAGAATCTAAGAAACCTTTCTACACTACAATTTTAGATGTCATTAATTATTAAATATTAGTATATGAAAAACTTTGACGATATATTAACCGGCTGTTTAAAAGGCAAGGGTATGAAGTATATTCGATTCAAAGTAGACCCTACTCTCAATAAAGGCTTTGAAGAAAGCGAGAGTTATGAGGGGTTTGTTTTGCATGAACTTACTAATGAAGCTTGCGGTGGGGGATTACCTTCTGTATTAAAAATGTTAATGCCTGGCGGTTCGATGCCTGGTATATATGATGTTAATCAACCGGTAATAACACCTAATAAACCAAAAGCTATAAAAATGTTTAAATCTTTTATTGTAAAAAAACTATCTGAAAAATTAGATAACAAAGTCATGGAACAAATTAAGAATACCGACGATATTGATGATATAGAATTATATTTGAAACAAGGCGGTTTTTCAGATAAAGATATTTTAAATGTTTACAAGAAAGTTCTAAAAAATGCATAATATAACTAATAAGCTATTAGATTCTCAAACAGAAAAGTACACGGGTGAAAAGATAATTAACGAATATAGTGAACCCGCAGTAATGGCCAGTGACGAAGAGACAGTTACTGTTTATATTAATGATAATCCTTATGAATTAAACAACGAAGAAATTAATATTCTTAAGACCATTATGTCTAAAAAAGCTAAAGAGGATCCACAACAAATGCAGTTACCCATCCGTCAAATGTCTCAGATGGATAAAGTAGCTAAAAAGTTTATTGATAAAAAATCATTGACTTAATTAGCTGATATCGTATAATACGGTTATGGCTAAGTTTCAAAGTACAAAAGTTATTGAATTGGGTAGCTGTGCATTTCGCCAACCACATGCTGACTCGCATTGTAAGTATATTCACGGTTATCGTCTTAAAGCTAAATTTTGGTTCAGTGGCTCTGAACTAGATAAAAATAATTGGGTAGTAGATTTTGGTAGTCTTAAAGCTTTAAAAGCAAAACTTCAACTTCATTTTGATCACACTACAGTTCTTGCAGGTGATGATCCTTTTATTGATAAATTTAAGGAACTACATGATGCTGGTGCATGTAATCTACGTGTGATGGAAAATGGTGTTGGTATCGAAAAGTTTGCTGAGTTTTGTTTTAAGGTAGCTAACACTCATGTAAAAGAAACTACAAATGACCGTTGTTATGTTGATAGAGTAGAAGTTTGGGAGCATGAAGATAATAGTGCAACATATACCAATCAACAAGTACAAACTACGATCTTTCAAGAATGTGAAACCTCGGTAGATGTTGATAAGTTTGTAGCCGCAGAAGCATGCGATACTCAACCAAACCCACAGGACTTTAAAAAAGAAGAACCTGCACCAGAACCTGCACCTGCTCCTAACCCAGAAGCTGCACCGGTAGGTAATAAAGTTAGTTCGGGTATTAGTGATCCATTTGCCGGTACTTCTTGGAGTACTGCTAATGGTGATAGTCTTAGGGGGTAATGGATACTAATGATCCAAGAATTAGTCTTGAACGAGACTCGAGTGTAAATAAATTACAACAAGATGTTTTTGCTACAATGGCAGAAATATCGAAACCCGAGCCAGGCGAAAAAATACCTCCTCAGGATGACGTTAAATCGATTAGTCCTGAGGAGGCTATTAAAGAGTTATTAAAGATGCAGAATCAAACAGATTCTAACACTTGAACGATATGTTTTAGTAATTTACTTCTTACAATATCTTTTTTACCAAACTTAAATGTATGGATACCGTTAACAACACTGTTATCGGTATCAAACGCTTGTAAGATAGGTTTGAATCCAGACTTACCGTTAATATCACTTTGATTGGTATCTCCAATAATGACATATTTGGTTTGTTCTCCACATCTAGTTAAAATTGTAGTTAATTCTTGTTTAGTTAAATTTTGAGCTTCATCTACTATAACAACAGAATTATGAAATGTTAAACCTCTTGTAAAATTAACTGGAAAACATTTTATATATTCTTGCTTCATTAATTTATCACAAGTTGTTTTACTAACTAACTCTTCTAACTTATCTAACATTGGAAGTGAATAAGGTTGGAATTTTTGTTCAAGCTCTCCAGGTAAATGGCCGATTTTTTGAGAGGCAGATTCAACAACACTTCTTAGATATATTATTTGATCCACTCTTTTTGCTTCCAACAAACTTAATGCTCCGTAAACAGATAAATAAGTTTTTGCTGTACCTGCAAACCCATCCGCAAATACCATCTTTGTTTTTTCATCAACTAATGTTTGTAAAAATCGTTGATGAATTTCAGAAAATTTAAACCTAGCTTTAATATTAAAGTTCAATTCCCAATTGTTGTGTTCATAATCACTAGTAGTAAGTGATTCCGGTTCGAAAATAGCGGTCAACCGCGAATTTTTTCTGGCCATATCAGTATTTATGCTTGAAGAGTTAGTTGAATATGATATAATATCATTATGATTGAATTACGGGACGAAACTATTTTTCTTAGCGACGATATGGTATTTTACACCATTGAAGGCGAAGGTGAATTTGTTGGTATGCCATCAGTATTTATGAGAATGTCTATGTGCAATCTTACGTGTATTGGATTTAAGTCCGAAGATGCACCATATGGTTGTGATAGTTATGTTTCATGGAGTATAAAGAATAAGATGTCTTTTTATCACATTAAATGTATGATGGAAGACAATGGGTATAAAGACCATATGATGAATGGGGCTATTCTTAAATTAACTGGGGGTGAACCATTAATTCAGCAAGCTAAGTTGCTAAAATTTATTGATTATTTGAAACAAGAATGGGGTTGGACGCCTCGTATAGATTTTGAAACAAATGCAACAATCTATCCTGAAGATAGATGGGTTAAAGACTTCCAAGCAACATTTACAACTTCACCTAAACTAAGATCAAATGGTGATCCTAAAAATAGGAGATATAAAGAAGAAGTTCTTGATTGGCATACAATGCATAATTCTGGGTTTAAGTTCGTTGTACAAAGTGAGCGTGATATGGAAGAAATTATGACTGAGTATGTCGATAAATTTGATATACCACCAGGTCGTGTTTGGTTGATGCCTTGTGCTGGTAGTCGTGATGAACATATTCATGTTGCTCAAGAAGTAGCTGAAATAGCTAAAGATTATCATTTCAATTTTAGTCCAAGATTACATTTACTTCTATGGGATAAAGCATTGAAAGTTTGATATAACAAATTAAATTTATATATGTCAGATTGGATTGTACCTAATTTTCACAAAGCTCCAGAAGATTCACTATTTGATAAAGAGTTTGATTATTTTGTAAGTATAGGGCACAGATGTTGTGTAGGTCAAGCTCTTAATTATATGCGTAAATCGTCCTTTCCTTTCGATTGGCAAATTACAGATATTGACGTACTACCAAATATTTTTAAAAATGAGTTTGAAAATTTTTACCCTGATAGTGGTGTTAATTTTGCTCACGTAATTTATTTTAACGACGAAAACGACCAAGAAACAAATGAGATTGATGTAAAATCAACTACTGAAATCTATACAAGAAGAAGTAAGCGATTAGTTAAACTCTTAAAAGAAAATAAACGTCGTCTTTTATTTGTAAGACACAAATATGTTTGGTATTGGTCAAAATGGCCTGATCATTCTGCACAATCTGATTCTAATCCAGTAGAACACGATATTCAAAAATTAACCGAAGTCTCTGATATTATAAAAGAACAATATAATAATGATAAGTTTCATATATTGTATGTGTATCAGGACATGACTCAATTCAAAGATATGAAATGGGATGAAAAAGGTAACATTAGTTATGACCAACTAACCTTACCACCCGGTGCTGATCAAATGGAATTAGCTAAAAAATTTACATATGTCGAACAATTGGGTTATAAAGATAAAAATATTACACCTGTAATTGTTAAACCTAATGATGTAAGAGTGGAAGGTAATGCAATGTGTAGTTGTGTTAATAACTTTATTAAGTTATCTGAAGATGTGCAAGACTTTGAATTACCTTACGGCTTTGAAAAGAAAAAGCTAAGTAGAAATATCGATGTTGAGTGATAATATATTTTAATGAAATTTCTTATTACTGGCATTACAGGCTTTGCAGGGCCTCATTTAGCTAATCTTCTTATTGATAATGGTCACGAAGTTTTTGGTTTAGTTAGACACTCTAATGGACGAGAAACTGATATTCTTGATGTAGTACCAGACGATAATTTTAAAAAGATTAATTTTGTATATGGTGATCTTCGTAACTACCTTTCCATTTCTAAAGTTTTCGAAGCAAACAAATTTGATGGGGTATTTCATTTAGCTGCTCAGTCGCACCCACCAACCAGTTTTACTAATCCAATTGGTACAATGGAAGACAATGTTATGGGGTCTGCAAATCTCATTCAAGCAATTGAACTTCATAACCCTGATGCAAAACTTATGTTTTGTAGTACTTCTGAAGTATATGGTAATGTTGGTAAAGATGGTAGAAAAATTCAAACAACTGATAAGCTCCTTCCTGCTAATCCTTATGGAGCTAGTAAAGTAGCTACAGATTTATATCTTCAAGAAAGATTTGAGAATAAAGCTATTCGAGGTTTTATTACTAGAGCCTTTTCACATACAGGACCAAGAAGAGGTAAAACATTTTCTATATCATCGGATGCTTATCAAATAGCACGAATGATGAAAGGTTATCAAGATAAAACTCTCTTAGTTGGTAACCTAGATACCGTGAGAGTTGTAATTGATGTAAGAGACTGTGTAAACGCGTATTATCTCCTTATGTTAGCTGACGGTTCAGACGGTCAGGTATATAATGTATGTGGTGATACACCATATAAAATGGGTGCTTATACTGATATTCTTATTCAACATTCAAAACTAGACGATGTAGAAAGAAAAATTCACCCACCGTTTTACCGTCCTATCGATATTCATTATCAACACGGTGATAGTAAGTCAATTACAGACCTTACGGGTTGGCAACCTAAAATTAGTTTAAACCAAACTATGAAAGATTTATTATCCTATTGGTATGATAAAATTGCATAAATATATGCATGAGTCTCTTTAATGACAAGATAAATGAAATCTTAGAAAAGACTGATTTAGATGCTAATGAATTAAAGCCAGGTGATATTTGTTTAAATACCAACCCTGAATGTAAACATTTCAAAAGCAAAGGAAAAGTGTTAAAGGTTTTTGCTATAGAAGAACCTGACAATACTATTGGTAAGTTTGTAAGATATAAAGTTCTTAATGATGGGCCTACCTATAAGAAAGGCGACGTTTTAGATAAAACGGAAATTCAATTAAAAAAATTAAACGAAAATTTTATTGACGGAAAGAAAAAAGGTAAAAGTCGACCCGGTAGAGTAAAAAAATCAGGAGCTAGCTGTAAAGGTTCGGTTACCTCTTTAAGAAAAAAAGCAAAAGCTGGTGGTGAAAAAGGTAAAATGTATCACTGGTGTGCTAACATGAAAGGCGGTAAAAAGAAATGAATTTTGAAAAATACGCAGATTTAATAGTAGAAGCAAATACAGCCAAGTATTATATGGATAAGCTTGGTTATGATTTTAAAGACCTAGAACCACATATTAGTAAACAGACAATGAAGTTTCATTACGATGTACATTATCGTAATTTTACAAAAGGTTTAAATGAAGCATTAGGTAATAGACCTAAACCACCCATTCATGAATTAATAAAAAATATTAAAAAATACGACGATAAAGTAAATCACAATGCTGGTGGTTATTATAACCATTCTCTGTATTGGAAATTTATGACACCCGGTGGGTCTACTTTGTCAACGAAAGTTGAGTTAGGAAGAGCTATTAAATCAACATTTGGATCATTTAGCAACTTTAAAAAAGAATTTATTGAAAAGGGTACTTCCATTTATGGTAGTGGTTGGGTTTGGTTAGTTAAAAAGAAAGATAAACTAGAAGTTTTGACAACCCCTAATCAAGATAGCCCTCTTATGCATGGTCATGGACAACCGGTATTTGGTAATGATATGTGGGAGCATGCATTCTATCTTGATGATGGCCCCTATAAGGATAAATTTATGGAACGATTCTTTAAAGTAGTTAATTGGGATTTCTGTAATAGTTTATTCATAAGTAATTGATTAAATATTAGCAATGGACAAAGACAATAAACATCTTTTTGAGAGTTACTTAAGTTTAGATGAAAAAAAGAAAGAGCTTCCTCCTAAACTCCCTAAAAAATCTAGTCCAGATGACGATGAAGATAAAAAACCTACATTAGGTAGTAAATTAGGTAGTAAAATCAACACAGGTATAGGTAAAGCTGTAGACTATGCTACAAACAAAGATAATTTAAAAGCTGGTGCTAGAAATGTAAAAACTGCAGCTAGAGGTGTCGGTAAAGCTGCTAATTACCTTTTAAATCCTTTTAACAAAAAAGGTGCTATTAGTGATGCAAAGAACAAAATGGAGACATTTCGTGATTATGTAGCAGGTAGAAAATCAGGTGATGATGGTATTACCGATTTAGCAGCTGTTAAAGGATTTAGAGACACTTACGTCTATCCTAGAGAAAATGACATTAATTTAAATCAAAAAGTAATAGATATTTTATCCATTCCTGGGGTAAGGGTTAGTAACGAAATGCCTACGTTTGAATTAAAGACATTATCTGGTGATGGTTTAGGTCAGAATGGGTCTGATAGCCGATCAGTGATACCTCAAATTGCTTCCGCGTTCGGTGAATATGTTTTCAAACGAAACAGACCAATAAAATCTGCAGCCCATATCGCTAATCTTATATTAGATGTATATGTATTAAATCTTAGAAAAGAAATTCCACCTAAAAAAGCGATGGAAATTGCGTTAGATGAAGTTGTTAAAAGTGGGGCACTTAAAAGGTGGATAAGAGATGATAGTGGATTGTTACCTGCTGATGTTGCATCAGTCACCGGTACTAAAAAATAATTGATTACTTCAGGATATTCATATAATATCTTTATATGGAAGTTAAATTAGTTTCTACTACTGAACCAAATAGTTTTCTATGTAATAATTCTGAAGAGCTGATCGCTTATTGTGCAAGAGTTTCTAATCCTGAAAACCAACATAATAGAGAAACTGCTCCTCGTCTATTAAAATTTTTAATTAAACATGGTCATTGGTCTCCATTCGAAATGGTTGACATGACCGTTGAAATTAAAACTTCTAGAGCAATTGCCGCACAAATTCTAAGACATAGAAGCTTTTCCTTCCAAGAGTTCTCCCAACGTTATAGTGAAGTAGCCAATATAGAACATATTGAACTAAGAAAACAAGCGGAGAACAAC